ATACTAATGACCTCACTATTGTAGTGGATGGCTCCCTGCTCTTTATCAATCTTGGCTATCTCCGTCCACTCCTCCAGAGTTACCTCCTTCCAACTGCTTGGGAGCTTGTTGTTTAATTTTTTCACTTATGAATGTTATGTATGGAATAGCAAGTCCTGCAGGCTGCTTGGCTAAAAACTTAGCTTTATGCTTCAGGTGTGCATCAGTGTAGTGCTCAACAGGTCCAAGGTCCTCACGTTTGAAAAACACAGCCAATATCTTAGAGACATAGCCCTTATCCTTAGCCAATGAATACTTCTCAATGAGCTTTGTATCCCTCACGGTCATCTTCATTTCAGCCTTGTAGGTGTATCCTTCATGCTCAAGGGTATCAATGGTAGGGTATTCAAGATGCGGATGGCTATTAAACTCCTGCACTATTTTAATGAAGTCCTCAACCTCCATGTCATTAAAGTCCTTTTCAGGTATCCCAAGGTATTCAAATATCTTGAGGTGCTTTTCAATGGGGTCCAGGTTGCTATCACTGCCTAAATCAGTGATCTGTTCAAATTGTTCCACCGTGAGCTCGGTGATTAGGTTAGGTATTTCCTTGTCAAGTATTTTAATCATATGCAATTTTTGAACAAATATAGAAAAAAAACAATATAAACGTGACCGAGTTACCAATCTACACCATTACCATTGACCCTGAGTATGCAGAGGGTGGTGAGGACTTAGGCATTGAGGCTATTGCCTTCACGTCTAAGCCTGCTATCAAAGTAAAGGGGATGGCCTTCAACCAACAAACCAAAGCATTGGCTTTCAAAGATGGCTTGAAGTATCGTATCACTGCACCTGCCATGATACCTATGGAGATCTATCGTAGAGATGATGAGACGGATGAGGAGTACATGGTTAAGTTCACGGTTGAGGAGATAGATGCAATGCATTCTAAATTCATGCAGCAGTTAGTTAACTCTGCTAAGTTCAACCTTGAGCACAACGAAGAGAAAAAAGTACCTGCCTACATTCTTGAGGCATGGTTGGTAGATAAGCCCGAGCTTGACAAAGCATACACTACCTATGGCATCGAGGTGCCTGCAGGTACGTTGATGCTAACAGCTCAAATAACTGATATTGACTACTACAATAAACTGGTTGAAGAGGACCAGGTTGGTTTCAGCATTGAGGGCTTCATGGGTATGAAACTAAAATCTAAATATAATATGCAATTACCGGATGGAGAGCACCTCATTGAGGGCAAGATCTACGTGGTCAAGGATGGCCAAGTAGTCGAAATTAAAGAAGAGGAAAAAGTCGAAGAGACCATGGAGCAGAAAGAGGAAGTGGCAATGGCTGATACTGTAGTGGAAGAGGAGGAAGTGAAGGAGGAAGTTGAGGCTGCTGTTGACCCTGCTATGGATGCTGAGGCTATCCTTGCTATTGTTCAGCCGATGATAGCTGAGCAAATCAATTCAGTGTTAGCTATAGTAGCTGAGCTTAAAAGTCAATTAGAGGAGGCTCTTGGAGCTGAGACTGAGGTAGAAGAGGAGACTATTGAGATTGATGCTAAGACTATGCTTGCTGAGAACCTAAGAAAGTTTAACCAATTTAATTCTAAATAAAATGCGTAAATTAAAATTCGACCTACAAGTCGACCCAACAGCTTTATTGGCTGCTAACCCTGAGGCATTCTACTCCGCTGCCTACTTAACGTCGGATGTACCTAACAACTTCCGTACTTTGCCTGGTGTTAAATATCAGACTAAACTTGGTACTGTTGTTTTCGGTAACGTTTTACAATCATCTACCTGTGCATGGCCAACTCCAGGCTCAACTGATGACTTGAGTGCAGTGTTGATTGACGTTTGTGCTGTATCTGCTATGGCTCAAATCTGTCAATTTGATTTGGAGCAGTCATTCGTATCCTTGCAAATGACTAAAGGATCTAACAGCGATTTCTCTGTTGCATCTTTCATGAACTTCTACTGGGAGACTATGGCTAAGACTGTAGCTCAAGACATCGAAAGCATCCGTTGGCAAGGTGATACAACTTCATTGAATCCTACACTTGCATTGTGTGATGGTTATGAGAAAAAGTTAACTGCTGCTGTAGGACCTGGTGGGGTTATCAACGGTGGTACTGGTACTATCAGTAACTTCACTGCTCTTGAGACTGCTATCTCTACTGCATTCGCTGCATTGCCTGCATCTGTAGCTTCCAAGACTGAGGACCTACGCATCTACCTTCCTACTCAATTGGTAAACATCTACCGATTAGGAGTAGCATCAGGTAACACCAATGCATACATCACTCAAGATTTGTCTTTGACTTACTTAGGTATCAAAATCGTTCAGTGCCAAGGGATGTCTAACAACACCTTTGTTATCACGTTGAAAGATAACCTTATCTATGCGTTCGATGCTGAAGGAGATAGCTCTGATTTGCGTGCGGTTAACCTACGTGACACTGTTGCTGAGCCTTACATCCGTACTCGTGCGGACATGAAGATTGGCTTTCACTTCGTGAACCCTACTGAGATCGTTTTCTATTCTTAATAATAATCTTGAGCCCTCTGAAAAGGGGGCTCTTTAATACACTTTAATCATGCCAAATGTTTGCCAAGCTTTAGAAGCGGTTGCCAAGAGCTGTGAGAATAACTCAGGCGGCTTGCATGGGATAGCCTTAATCCCACAGGATGATGTAGTGAGTGTGACAGTTAACACCACTAACCCTGGTGATTGGGAGGTTACGGCTTTCTCTTTGACTCCTACTATCACTTTCACTGACTACTACATCCGTAGAAATACATCTAACTACACTGAGGAGTTAGCTTCCGACCTTGTTAACGGTAGTTCATTCGTTACTCAGACTATTAACTTAATGTTTCACCGACGTGAGATGGCTACATCACGAGCTATCAAAATCTTGGGATCAGGACAGCAGTACCTATCTGCCATCGTAAAAGATGCTAACGGTAAGTATTGGTACTTCCCTTATATGCAGTTATCTGCTTCAGGTGAAGGTTCCGGTACAGCTCGTGCAGATGGTAGTAAATACTCAGTTACTTTGGTAGCAGAAAATGAATTCCTTGCATACGAGGTAACCATGACTCCTGCTGCTCTTCAAGCTATCGGGGTTAACTTCTAATTTTGAACATTCTACGGTAGGTCTGACAATATACTTAGATGATCTACATTGCTCAAAATTCAAGTAACAAAATAGTCCTCACACTTACAGAGGTAACAACGGTGACAAACCCGAGTTACCTCTTTGTGTTTACCAACGAATACAACACAACGAGCACGCCCATCTTATTCACTGCTGCAGATACATCCTCGTATCCTGAGCGGTACAATTTATTTAATTTAGTAGAGCCCACTGACCTCAGCCTTGTAGTTGGTCAATACACCTATGAGATATATGAGAAGAGTGGACCATTCACCCTGCCGTTAAGCATTGCACAGACTACAGGTGTAGTCATTGAGGAGGGTAGGATGGTAGTTAGTGGACCTGCACCTTCATCAGTTTATACCTAACACATGGCTTGGTACGATATATTTACAAGAAAACAAGAGCAGGGTCCTACCGTAGTGGAAGGATACCAGGCTTTCAGCACTCCATTCCTACCTGTTGGTAGAGGTAACCTAACATTACCCTACGTTAACGGTAGATGGACAGCAGGTAACTGGGTAGATTTTGGAGAGGGCAACCTATACCCCGAGGTTCTCAATCAAATGTATTTTAGTTCACCCCTGCACGGTGCCATTGTGGACTTCAAAACCAATGCAGTTATTGGTGGAGGCTATGCCTTGGACGCTGAGAAACTAACAGCACAGGAGAAGGTGGACCTTTACACCTGGGAAAGAAAGATAAAACTCAAGCATACTGTTGAGGCGGTAACTCAACAGCTGATATTGCACAACAGAATCTATTTCAAGCTTGTTTTCAACGAGAAAGGTAAGCTCGTTAAGGTGTACAATGTAAGCCCTGAGAAAGTAAGGGTATCACGATGCAAGAAAAAGTACTATTTGAGCAATGACTGGAGCCAACGTTTGGATGTTGTAGAGATAAAGCCCTACCACATGACCTGTAAGGATGAGGTTCAGCTCTATTGCTATGAAGTTCATTCGGTTGGGCAGGACTACTATCCGCTACCCCAGTACACGAGTGCTCTAAATTTTGCATATCTCTCGGGTGAGCTAAGTTTTTTTGCCAAGAGTAACATTCAAAACAGTATTTTCCCATCCTTTGCCATGATGTTCCCGAAAAGACCACAGTCTGAGGAGGAGAAGCACATGATTAAGGATACTATTGACAGGTTGAAAGGAGCACAGAACGCAGGTAAAGCGGTTGCATTCTTTGCCAATAGCCAGGATCAGTTACCAAAGATTGAAAGTTTACCAACTAATAACAATGACAAGCTATTTCATGAGGCATCTGCCCTCAATACTGAGCAGATTTGCTTTGCTCACACTATCGACCCTATTCTTATGGGTGTTAGAACCACAGGCTCCTTGGGTAGTGGCTCGGATATTAAGCAGGCTTATGTGATATTCGAGAAAAACGTAGTCAAGAAAATCAGAGCCCAGGTAGAAACCATCTTCAATGAGCTCCTTGGCATTGCTAAGTTGCCTGCTCACTTTACGATTAACAACTTCCAGATAATCAACGAGACTATTGTGGAGCTCGAAGGTGAGACTTCTAAGACTAATGATGCATTGAATACCTTGAGCCCATTGGTTGCTACCAAAGTGCTCGAGACTATGACCATTAACGAGATACGTGCCCTTGCCTCATTGCCTCCGGTAGAGGGTGGAGATGTTACACAAGCCGCTGCCAGTGCTGCTGCTGCTCAAACACCGATAGTATAATGCTTTACTTCATAACTGAAAACTACCTCAAGACCAACACACCCATCACAGCCAATGTGGATGTAACGGATGTGACCCCATACATAGCTACTCAATCAGCTCTCAGGATACAGCCTATCCTTGGCACTACATTCTACAACCATCTACTCGCTGCATACAATGCACAGACGTTAACCAATGACGAGATTAACCTGGTTGAGTTCATTCAGCCTGTCATTGCCTGGAGATCAGCAGAGGATGCTGTGTTTGGATTGAGCTATCAGCTCAAGAACAAAGGTCTTCAGACTCAAAACGGTGACTACTCAGCAAGCGTATCCCGTGGTGAGGTAGCATTCGGCATGGAGCACTACGCACAAAAGGCTTCTTTCTTTGAGCAGAGGCTCATCAGATGGTTGTTAGCTAATAAAAACCTATTCCCAATCTTCATATCAGCACTCAATACAGATACAGACCTTCGGCCTATGTTTGCAACCTGTGCCTGCATCACACCATGGCAGTTGACTTGCATGGGTACCTGTGGCAACTTCCGTGAAAATGGATACAATAACAGCATATTGATCCTGTGAAAACTCAATTATCCATATTACTTGCAGCATTTCAGTCTAAATGGCCCATCTACCTGAGCATGGTAGCAGCGTTTTTCACACCAATATGGGGGCTCATGTTCCTCATTGGCTTTGCCATTAGCATGGATACGGTGACAGGCATATGGAAAGCACGTAAGAAAAAGGAACCAATCAGCTCTCGTAGGTTGTCTGCTGTCATTAGTAAGATGCTACTCTATGAAGTAACCGTGATTTTGTTCTACCTAATTGACTATTTCATCCTAAATGATATAGTGTTGACGTTCTTTTCAGTGCCGTTAATGCTGACTAAAATACTTTCTTTGATCCTTGTATCCATTGAGGTGGTCAGTATCAACGAGAATTACAAGGCAGTCAAGGGCCTCGATCTATGGCAGGCCATGAAGAACCTCTTTTCAAGAGTCAAGGAAATCAAAAAGGAGACCGATGAAATTAGACACAACAACGATATTACAGGCACGCCTATCTGAAAACCAATACTTCCCTGAGGAGTCAAAGAAAACACAGATCTACTTGCACCATACAGCAGGCAATGGTGATGCTGTAGCCGTATCAAGATGGTGGCAGAGTAATGCTGAGAGGATTGCTACCGCATTTGTCATAGGCAACAAGGGTACTATAGTGCAATGCTTCTCATCTCGTCACTGGGCCTATCACCTCGGCATAGATAACCAGGATTTTGCACCTCATGGAGTCAGATATCAGAACCTCAACAAGCTATCTGTGGGCATTGAGGTGTGTAATTGGGGCCCATTGAAGCAGGTCAATGGTAAGTACATCAACTATGTCAAGAGTGTGGTAGATCCTTCGGAGGTTACCGTCCTGGATAAGCCCTTCAAAGGTCATGTACTATGGCATAAGTATACGGATGAGCAGATAGAAAGCACCCGTCAGTTATTGGTGTATCTGTGTGAGACCTACAACATACCCAAGACCTATAGAAAAGAGATATTTGCCATTGATACGGAGGCTTTCAAAGGTACTCCAGGCATCTACACCCATAACAGTGTAAGGAAAGATAAGAGTGATATTTACCCATGTCCTCGAATGATTGAAATGTTACAAGCATTATGAGATACTTTTTACCCTTATTCAATACACCCGATATGCTTAATAGATTAACTAACCGCACACTTATCGGGTTTTCTCTTTTGTGTGTGATACTATCCTGCTCAGCTCCTAAGAGAGCTCAGTACCACTACAAGAGAGCCCTGGCTAATGGGCTCAAGGTAGAGCAGGGTAGTGACACCATCCGGATTGCTACTGTGGACTCAATCCCAATAGTACGTAA